TTTGAAACCCTGCCTTCTAAGGTTCGAGCCCGTTTTCGTAACGATCCAGGAGAGTTTTTGGCGTTTGTATCTGATCCTCGTAATACCGATGAGTTGGTTTCTATGGGGTTGGCTACTAAGAAAGACGTGCAACCCCCTGTGACGCCGCAGGAGCCTCCTGCTAAGGCGTAAAAAAAGAACCGCCGGGGTTACCCCCGGCGGAAGCGCGAACGCGCAGGCCTCATTCTGAGGCCGATATTATCTGATTGTTGGTCTCATCGACCAAGCATACAAATTGTAAATTTGTGAAAGTATAGACCCCACGGTCTTTGACTACCAAAACGAGCTTCATATTCGGTTTAAGTTCGACGTGAAGGATCTCTGGTTTTTTGGTGGGTTTTTTAGTTTTCATTTGACCTCCTGGCGCTTGCGCCGTTTCTGAGAAATCAGGCGAAAGAAAGCTAGGAGAAAAAATGAAACATAATTGTTCAAACCCACTGTTACTTGATATATCGCGTCATGATGAGGATGAAGCTCGTTATGTTACATTGCCGTGTGCTCAATGTGAGTCTTGTCGAAGAGAACTTCGTAGGCTTAGAGAGACGTTTTCAGAGGGAAAACTCGTTAAGAAAGGTTTTGCCGCGAAGCGGCGGCCAGTTACCCACTTGATGTAACTGGCCGGACTGACAGCAAAGTGCTTGTCAGTCCTATGTTTTAAGTAAAAACTACATGAAGCAGGAGCCGTATAAATGCGTAAAGTTAAGAGCCGAGTTCGTCTAAAAAGCCGTAAATCTAAAAAGTTATTTTCTAAGACAGCGCGCCGTGTCCACGGCAAGAACCTTGTGCAAGGTGTTATGCGCGGCGGCATTCGACTATAAAAAAAAGAGGATAATAATGCCGTGTTATTACCCTCTCAGCGGATGGCGGAGCCGAGTCCGCAATCCATCTGGTAAACGTAACATCGTGTTTAATAAAAGTGAAGGTTTCTCGGATATGCCCTTATCTGTCCCGTGTGGTCAGTGTATTGGGTGTCGTTTGGAGAGATCTAAGCAATGGGCAATTCGTTGTGCTCATGAGGCGTCGTTGTACCAGGATAATTCGTTTATTACGTTGACTTATGCGGATGAGTTTCTTCCTAAGAATGGTAGTTTGGTTAAGGCAGATTTTCAGAAATTTATGAAGCGTCTCAGGTTTAGACATGGCGAAGGGATTCGTTATTACTATTGTGGTGAGTATGGTGAGAATTTTGGCCGTCCTCATTATCATGCATGTCTATTTAATTTTGATTTTCGCGATAAGCGATTAGCTCCGATAAGACAAAAGTCTAGTAGTCCGGTGTTTGTATCGGACGATTTAAAGGAGCTATGGCCATATGGGTTTTCTACGGTTGGTAACGTTACTTTTGAGAGTGCTGCCTATGTTGCTCGATACATTACAAAGAAAGTCACCGGAAAAAGAGCGTTAGATCATTACACTAAGTTTGATTTGAATACTGGTGAAGTTATTAGTGAGCGTTTGCCGGAATATACAGATATGTCCCGGCGGTATGCTATTGGTAAAGGTTGGTTCGAAAAGTTTTATTCGGATGTGTTTCCTGAAGATTTCGTAGTTCTCAATGGTAAAAAGATGAAGGTTCCTAAGTATTATGACGCACAATTCGAGCTTGCGTATCCTTCGGATTTCGAGATTATAAAAGCCAAAAGGCGCAAAGCTGCGATAGATAATGCGGATAAGAATACGTTGGAACGTCTTCAGACCTTAGAGTTTATTCAGCGTCGGCGCTTTGAAAAACTAATAAGGAGCTACGAGAATGGTCTCTAAAGTGTACACTGTTTACGATTGTAAGTCTGAAATTTATTTGACTCCCTTTCAACGCTCAACGCGGGGTCAATGTATTCGTGATTTTACTGACACTGTTTGTGATCCTAAGAGTCAGTTTAATAAACATCCCGAGGATTATACGTTATTTGAAATTGGTACTTATGATGATTTGTCGGGTGTTTTCGAAATGTATGAAGCTAAGGTGAGTATTGGTTGTGCTAGAGAATTTTTAAGGAGTGAAGTTCAATGAAGTCAGTTATGAGTCATAGTTTTAGTATGGTTCCTCGCGCGGAGATTCCGCGCTCTCAGTTTAATCGTTCGTGTGGTTATAAGACTACGTTTGATGCTGGGTATTTAGTTCCTGTTTATATTGATGAGGCATTGCCTGGTGATACGTTTAATTTACACATGACATCGTTTAGTCGTTTGGCTACGCCTATTGTTCCGTTAATGGATAATTTGATTTTGGATAGTTTCTTCTTTGCTGTTCCTATTCGTCTTGTTTGGGATAATTGGGAGAAGTTTAATGGTCAGCAGACTGACCCTGGTGATAGTACTGATTTTTTAACTCCCATTATGACATCCCCTATTGGTGGTTATGCTTCTGGTAGTCTTTCGGATTATTTTGGTATTCCTACTGCTGTTGCTGGTTTGGACCATGTGTCTCTTTGGCATCGTGCCTATAATTTAATATATAATGAATGGTTTAGAGATCAGAACCTCCAGGATTCTGTTGTTGTTGATCGTGATAATGGTCCTGATGATCCTGCGGATTATGTTCTTCTTCGTCGTGGTAAGCGGCATGATTATTTTACGTCTTGTTTACCTTGGCCTCAAAAAGGTGAGTCGGTGTTGTTGCCGCTTGGTGATAGTGCCCCTGTTGTTTCTACTGATGAGGAGATTTTTCTTAAGTCACGTGGAACTTTAGCTAGTTCTCAGTTGTTTGGTTCTAATGCTGGTAATTCTACTATTCAAGGTTATGGTAACTTTGGTGGTGCTGGTACTGGTACCGATAATTCGTTGGTGTTTGGTACTCAGACTGGTTTGGAAGCGGATCTTACGGATGCTACGGCTGCGACTATTAATGAGCTTCGTCAGGCTTTTCAGTTGCAACGGTTGTACGAGCGTGACGCACGCGGCGGTACTCGATATACAGAAATTATCAGATCACATTTCGGTGTGACGTCGCCTGATGCTCGGTTGCAACGTCCAGAGTATTTGGGTGGTGGATCTACTCCTATTAATATTCACCCTGTTGCCCAGACTAGTTCTACGGATTCTGAGACTCCTCAAGGTAATTTGGCCGCGTTTGGTACTGCGGCTGCTCGTGGTCATGGTTTTACGAAGTCGTTTACTGAACATTGTTTATTGATTGGAATGGTTTGCGCTCGTGCTGATTTGAACTATCAGCAAGGTTTGAATCGTATGTTTTCTCGTCGTACTCGATGGGATTTCTATTGGCCTGCTCTTTCACATATTGGTGAGCAAGCTGTTTTGAATAAAGAGATTAAGGCGGAAGCCGATGCTTCGGATGATCAGGTTTTTGGTTATCAAGAGCGTTATGCAGAGTATCGTTACAAGCCTAGTTTGATTACTGGTAAGTTTCGTTCTACTGATCCTCAATCTTTGGATGTTTGGCATTTGGCTCAAGAGTTTAGTTCTGTGCCTGTTTTAAATAGTACGTTTATTGTTGAGAATCCTCCTATGTCCCGTGTTAAAGCGGTTACTACGGAACCGGATTTTTTGTTTGATGCTTATTTTCAGATTAAGACTGCTCGTCCTATGCCTACTTATGGTGTTCCAGGGATGATCGATCATTTCTAAGGAGTTGTTATGAGTTGGGCCGCGGCCGCCATGGGCGGCCTTTCTGTTCTTGGTACTTATATGCAGAATGAGCAGAGCGCTCAGAATGTGGCTTCGACGAATGCCACTAATGCTCAGATTGCTCGCGATCAGATGGCGTTTCAGGAGCGTATGTCTAATTCCGCGCATCAGCGCGAGGTTGCGGATCTTCGGGCCGCTGGTTTGAATCCTATTTTGTCAGCTAATCATGGTGGAGCTAGTACCCCTGGTGGTGCGAGTATCGCTATGCAGAACCCTGAAGTTCAGAATTTGTTTTCTCAAGGTGTTAATTCCGCGATTGCTACCCGTCAGCTACAAGCTAATGTGGATAAAGTGAAGTCGGATACAGAAGTTAATGATTCCGTTATTGGTCTTCAAGCTAAGCAAGGCATGAATCAGGAATCTAGTGCGAAAGCTGCCGCTGCTAGTGCCAAGGCCTCGGATGAGATGGCTAAGTTGACGCGTTTGAAACAACGCGAAGTTCAAGCGGATCTTCCGCGTCGAGAGGCTCGAGGAAAGTTTGAAAGGGATCATGCGGATAAGTTGGCGCCTATGGACGCGGTCAATGAGCGTCTGACTCCGTTGTTGGATTTGCTGCACACTGGTAAAAGTATAATGCAGCCTAAGATTAGTATTCCCCGTGGTGGTGGATTGAAGCGTAATGAGACTGTGATTGATTCTAATACTGGAGAGGTAATTCGTAATGGCAGAGATTAAGGTTAAAGACAAAGTCGTTATTCGTAAGCGTTATGACGCTCGTGTTCGTGTGGTGACCCCTATTTCTGGTGTGTCTCGTACTAAGCAAGCGTTTAAGGACGAGTGTGATATTAATAATATTTTGGACCGGTATCAGAAGACCGGGATTATGACCCATGTTGCTGGTCGTCCCCCTGGTTTTGGTGATTTTACTGGTGTTGATGATTATCAAAGTGCTTTGAATAAAGTTATTGAAGCGCAAGCGTCGTTTGAAACCCTGCCTTCTAAGGTTCGAGCCCGTTTTCGTAACGATCCAGGAGAGTTTTTGGCGTTTGTATCTGATCCTCGTAATACCGATGAGTTGGTTGCTATGGGGTTGGCTACTAAGAAAGACGTGCAACCCCCTGTGACGCCGCAGGAGCCTCCTGCTAAGGCGTAAAAAAAGAACCGCCGGGGTTACCCCC